GGGATCAAGCAGGGAAGGATGGCGTTTGCTCAGTGTGTGTTCGACAAGAAGAAAGCAGAACGTTTGCTGGAGTGCTTGAAAAGATACCAACGCTCGGTCAATCAAAGGACAGAAGAAGCAGGTGCGCCACTTCACAATCAGTACGCGCATGGCGCTGACTGTTTTAGGTATATCGCGATAAATGCAGAGGCCATGATTAACGCTAAAAAGAAAGTAGTACCAACCATGCCTAAATTCCAGCCCTCAGTGAGTTCGATGGGGATGTAAAGCAAAGACGAGGACCAAATGACAGATGATAAACTAAAAGAAGATGTAGCAACGTATGTGGATAACTTCATAGAGTCTGGGTTTTCCTATGGAATTCCAGAAAATCTCGAAGAAGTAGTCAGAGGAATTGTCTTCGACGCTTTCCTTGGTGGTGTTCAATATGCAGAAGTCTACTTCAACGACGAAAAGAAATCTAAAATTATAATGGTGTAAGATATGGCAAATGGAACGAGTACAGATGTTTCAGGTGATGGGAGTGTAATTAACTTCAATTATAACCTGTTAACAGCAGACCACACAGGTTCAGGCGCATCGGCAGTAGAGTATGCTGACCGTTCAGTGCAGGTAGCAGGAACGTTTGACGGAGCTACAGTCATCATCGAGGGAAGTAATGACGGTGGCACAACCTGGGCGCAGTTACGAGATCCAGCAGGGACTTTGATTAGTTTCACTGCAGCAGGCTTGAAGTCGATCATGGAACTCACAGGCCAGATTAGGCCAAGGCTGTCAGTTGTTGGTACAGCCGCAGACTTAGAAATTAACTTGCTCGCACGTCGGGTAAATACAATGAGACAATAAAATGAGCAAATCACAAGTAGCAGACGACCTGAGACGTTTCGGTAATGTCTTTGCTGGAATGTTAGAGGCAGCAGATATGTTAGACAAGATCGGTGGCATGGACAATCATGTGGCTGAACTTACTGGGACGGTTGCTGGCCTACAAGCAGAAGTCAAAACACTCAAATCTGATAGAACAAAAGTAACGGCAGCTATTAAAAAGCGGAAGGGTGAACTATCTGTGCTTGTCAATGAGACTGACAAATCCATCAAGGATATGATGGCAGAAGCGAAGGCGATTGAGAAAAAGAATCTCAAGAGTGCCAAGGCGAAAGCATTGAAAGATGTTGTCAAGTCCACTGAGCGTGAGAAGAAAGCCCTTGAAGAGGCTAAAAAACGCAATGCCAGAATCAGTAAAGAGTACACGAAATTGGTCGCTGACTCCATGAAGGTTAGCTCAGACGTCAAAGACAAGAAGACCGAGCTTAAAGGAATCAAAGACAAGATTGCAGAACTCAAGAAGAGCTTTGGTGCATAAGTGGCTAACGAAGATCTGATATGGGATGTTGAGGGTGGCCCTGTTATCATCGGTGGTGATGATGGGGAGCCTGTAACAGTACAGAATCCGTTCCCAGTTGGCGGTGATAGTGTTTACTGCCAAGACGTGGACGCTGGTAGAAGCTCCTCTGTGAACTGGGTAGGTGACATATGTGATATCTACTCAGGCCTCCATACTGAGATCTACAATGATACCAGCGACAACCCAAAAACAATCCTAACGCACTTTATTAGAACAACAGAATTCGGTGCAATAACCATCGGGAACGCAGAAGGTGGGACGTTTAGCAACGTTCGGATCACAGCTATTAATCCAGGGCTGGTTCTGAATATTGTTGTGGACGAGACAAGTGATGACACCAAGCACACATTCAGGGCGTATGACTTTGGGAAGATATATTCTGTTGATGCTTTGAGAATAGAGTTTCTAACGGCTGACCGTGTTGGCGTTACGGTCGTCTCTATTCCGACAGCCAGAACTGTAAAGGTTGACACTAATAATATAGAGACACCTATCCATGTTATAGACACTGACAGCTCAAAAAGAATAGCAGCGAATACTATCTTTGGCGATCGTGTAACAGGCCAGAAAAAGGCTTCACTAGCTTACCAGTTCAATTATGGCTATCGTGAAAGAGATTTCAATATACAACAGATCAACGGGGCGACAGTCGCAGCAGCAGACAGCCTTGTTGTCCTTTCTACTGGCACTAATGTGGCTGGAAAGGCCATTATGGAGAGCGTCGGGTATCTGCGCTATATTCCCGGTAACGAGGCTTATGTGTTCTTCACCGCTGTGTTTACTACCCCGAAGGCAGACAGCTACCAAAGGGCAGGCCTATTTGACGATGATGACGGTTTCTTTGTTGGATACGAGGGTACAGACTTCAAAATAACCCGTAGAAGAAACACTGTTGATACAAGTCTAACGATAGATGTTTCAAAGGTTTTGCCTCTTGAGGCTTACGATCCGACCCTAGGCAATGTGTATAAAATAAGTTTTGGTTATCTTGGTTTCGCTACCATAAACTTTGAGATGTTATCCCCTGACGGTTCTTGGGTGAACATCGGCTCTATAGATTACCCAAACACTTCTACAACAACACACATAGCCAATACAAATCTTCCTGTCCGTGGAGAGATAGCCAACACTGGCAACGCCACTGATATGACTCTTTCTAGCGGTAGTATATCCGCTGGTATTGTTAATGGTGGTGATGAAGACCCAAGTGCAAGACCTTATACTTATGAGCGTGGGCCTGTTGATACAGATGCTGGTAATAATATGTTGGTGGCGTTCAGAAACGTAACGACATTCAACGGTAGAACAAACAGAATAAAAGCTGTAGCGCAGCTAGTCACGGCAGCAACAGAAGGTAATAAGCCTGTAAGCTGGGCGATTGTATTCAACCCGACAATAACCAATACTCCTGTTTGGGTCGCGACAGATGCTGACTCTATTATGGAAGTTTCGACTGATGCTGTTATTACATTTGGTACAGGAACTCCAGGCGTGAGCTGGAATATGGCAAAAGAAGATTCATTCTTTGAGATAGTTGAGACTTTGGGCGGAAGTATAATGCCAGGGGATGTCGCAGTAATTGTTGTGGCCTCGACAGGTTCAAGCGCTACAGAGTTCTCGATGCGTTGGAAAGAGTTGTTTTAAACTAAAGGCAATAAAATGGATAATACAGAAGAATACACAGACGAGCTGCCCGATGAGATCCGCCAAATGACTGACGTCCTGCGCATGGAGAAAGCCAAACGCATTGAGGCGTTGGGAAAAGAGGCAGCTAGGCGGCGTGACGAAGCTATCAAGGGCCGTGCAGCATCTGGTATTGAAGAGCAGTGGATTGAAGACCGGGAGTATTATTACGGGATAGACGACGCTAACCGTGGATCTAACACGTATTTAAAGCCAGCAGGCACAACAGGTGGCGTGAGAACTACCCACAAAACTACGTCTGGTTCGACTGCGTTCTTTAATATAACACGCCAATTTTGCGATGCTGGTTCAGCACGCATGGGAGATATATTGCTACCGGCTGGTGATTGGAACTTCTCGATGAAGCCTACCCCTGTTCAAGATGAGGAAGAGCCTCTTCAGCAAGTACAACCTAATCCTATGCTCGGGCAACAGCCTGAACGGATTCCAGCACAAACTGTACAAAGCGCAGACGATGCTTGTGAAAAAGCTGAACTCCGTATTCGTGATTGGCTGGTAGAGTGTAATTATCACACTGAAGTCAGAAAGGCAGTAGAAGATGCGGCGATTGTTGGTTCAGGTATTATAAAAGGCCCTGTCCCAACATTGAAGAAGATCAAGAAGGTAACAACAGACGAATCTGGAGCAGTTGTAATGGAGATAGTCGAAGAGACTGTCCCAGCAACATTTCACGTAAAACCTGAAAACCTTTTCCCTGACCCTGCATGTGGAGACGATATACAAAAAGGTAATTATCTCCTTGAGCGTGATACATTCTCTGCCAAAAAATTAAGAGAACTGAAAAGGTCAGACGATTATATAGCCAGCCAGATAGACAAAGTTCTGGAGGAAGGGCCTGGCAAAACAAACTACTCTGATGGTTTTAGGACAGAGCAGACAAGCGAAAGCGATATGTTCGAGGTTTGGTATCATTACGGACTAGTAGATATAAACGATTTAGACGCAATGGGAGTAGATGTCGGCGTGGTTGATGAGAGCGCCATGGATATGGTTCCAGCGGTAATAACGCTTATCAATGACACCGCTATCAAGGCTTTCTTAGATCCTCTTGATAGCGGCGATTTCCCTTACGATATCTTTCCATGGCAAAGACGCGACGATATGCCTTGGGGGATTGGCATAGCAAGACAGGGCCGTATTCCACAAGAACAGTTCAACGCAGCAGGTAGGGTGTTGATGGAGAACGCAGGCCTTTCTGCATCGCCACAGATGATCTTTCGTGAGAACGCGATTCGCCCCATGGACGGTAGCTGGGAAATTACGAGGGGTAAGAAGTGGGTTGCCACAGAGCAGGCTGATACTAGAACAGTATCAGACGCAATTATGGCAATCAACATCCCCATGATGCAAGTTGAACTTGCTAATATCATGGAGATGGCAAGAAAGATGATGGAAGAGTCAACAGGTATTTTCTTCATCATGCAAGGGCAACAAGGTTCCGCTCCTGATACAGTCGGTGGGATGGAATTGCTAAACCGAAACGCTTCAGCAATTCTCAGGCGTTTAGCAAGAACATTCGATGAAAAAGTCACAGAGCGACACATAGAAAGATACTACGAGTACTTGCTTGAGTACGGAGAAGATGACGAGAAAGGAGATGCCAAGGTACAGGCCATCGGGTCAACAGCACTTGTCGAGAGGGATATCCAGTCGATGGAGGCTATGACACTACTCAATATGAGTCTGCAGCCAGCTTTTGGGATTGATCCTGAGAAGGCCGTGAAAGAGGTGCTTAAGGCAAAACGCTTCAACCCCGACAAGTGGCTTATGGACGATGAGAAGAAGGCCGAGATGGCACAACGTCAGGCCCCTCCAGCTCCACAGGTAGAAGTAGCTAAGATTAGAGCAGAAGCATCCGCAGCAGATACAGATAAGAAACTTGCAGCAGATGCCCAGAAAACACAGGCGACACTTGGTGCAGACGCCCAGAAAACACAGGCTACGCTAGGCGCGAGGGTACAGTCAGACCAATCAAGGGACAATTTAACTCTTAAAAAGATCCAAGACGATACAGACCGCGACCTACTCTATAACCAGAGCCTTGGAGATAGAGAACGTGCATCCCTAGAATTAAGATACCGTGAGCTTGATATGAAGCGAGAGCTTGCAATGTTAGATTACGCAAACAAGAATAACATCTCATTAGGCAAAGTTAAAGCCGATCTTGCACAAACTGCAATGAAACTAAACCTACAGAAAGAACTTTCTCAGGGCAGAGGTGGTGAGGTTATTACGCCAGCCATTGAGCCAGCTGGTCGTGCCCCAGACGGAGAGTCGTTCGAGAAATAGACGAATATTGTTACCAAACGGTAACAATTAGTTGACATCTTTGTTACCAAGCGGTAACATG